GGTTCGACCGCGTGCTGCGGCCTTCCCAAGACTGCGAAATGAACGCGCTTCCCGCCCTCGAGCGCAGCCTTGACGGCCTCAATCCGTCGCTCTGGATCGCCGACGAGGCCGCAGAGTTCAAGGGACGGTTCCTCACCAAGCTCTTGACCACGGGCGCGAAGCGCCGCGAGAGCCTCGGCGTCATCATTTCGACGCCCGGCGCGAACCCTGAGAACCACTACGCCGAGCTCGTCAAGCAGGGCGAGGCCGTGCTCGCCGGCGAGAGCGACGATGACACGATGTTTCCGATGCTGTACGGCATCGACCAGACTGACCCGATCGGCGAGCCGAGCCACTGGCACAAGGCGAACCCGGGGCTCGAGCACGGGCAGCCCGACATGGCCTCTCTCAGCCGGTCGTGGGGCACGATGAAGCGCTCCGCCATGGGGCGCTCCGAGTTCACCCGCTACCACTGCGCGCGCAGCGACGAGAATACCGGCGGCTGGCTGGACATGGCGCTCTGGCCGGGTGGCAAGGCGATCAATTGGGACGAGCTCCGCGGCCGCCCCGCGTACCTCGGCCTTGACCTGTCCAAGAGCCTCGACATGTCGGCGCTTGTGGTGGCCGTACCGACCGACGATGGCGTGGCGCTCCAGGGCCACTACTGGTGGCCGAGCGCGGACCTCGCGCAGCGCGAGCTGGACTACCGCATGCCCGTCCGGCTCTGGTCGGCCGAGCGCCGCCTCACCCTCACGCCAGGACGGGAGATCGACTACGAGTCGATCCGCGCGCGCATCCTCGAGCTGCGCGACCAGTTCGACATCAAGGCCATCGGCTACGACGCGTGGGGCTCGAAGTACCTCGCCGAGCAGCTGGTCGCCGACGGCATCCCGCTCACGACCTACCGCATGGGCATCTCGACCTTTGGACCTGGCTGCCAGCTGTGGCAGAACCTCTGGGCGGGCGGCCGCTTCCTGATCGGCGACGACCCGATCATGCGGCGCAGCTGCGCGGAAGCGCACGCGAGCACCGACCGAAACGGGAATGTGCGGCCGGTCAAGTCGCGCGAGTACTGCATCCTCGACCCGCTCGTGGCCGGCATCATCGCCGTGCATGTGTGGGGAGGGCGTCGGCAATCGTCATACGACGAGTGGCTTTAGACGCAATCTGCACCTGATCGAGGGGCCATCATCCCCGCGTGATCAGGAACCTCCTGCACAGATTCTTCGGGCACTGGTCCAGCTTCCCGGGGGCGTCGTTCCTGATCGCCCCGAGTTCGGGCGGCCTGCCGATCGTTGACCCCGACACCGCGCTGCAGTACACGCCCGTGCACCGCGCGGTCTCGCTGATCGCGAACGACCTCGCGCGCGTCGAGTGCACCGTGAGCGATGGCGCGGCCAACGCGCTTCTCCGATCGCCCAACCGGTTCATGTCGGGCTTTGAGTTCCGCCGCCTGATGACGATGCAGTGCTGCCTGTACGGCAACGCCTTCGCGCTCATCAACCGCACGCAGTCCGGCGAGCTGTTCGAGCTGATCCCGCTCGGCGTCCACACCGTGACGCTCGATGTGACGGGCCGCGAGCCCGTGTACCGCACAAGCCTCTACGGCGACCTCCGTCTCGACCAGGTCCTGCACCTCCGCACCATGGGTTACAGCGGCATGTGGGGCGAGTCGCCCGCGCGCCTGTGCAACGCCGCGCTCACGGTCATGGCCGCGCAGGAACAGTCGCAGCTCAAGAGCATGGAGAACGCCGGGCAGCCCAAGCTTGCGCTGGTGCACCCCGGAGCGCTCAACGACAAGCAGCGGCAGATGGTCGCCGAGCAGTACGTCAAGCAGCACGCGGGGAGCGCGAACGCCGGCCGCCCGCTCGTGCTGGGCGACAACATGCGCGTCGAGCGGATCAGCTCGACCTTCGACAACGACGGCATCGACACCGCGCGCCGCTACTCGGTGCAGGATGTCTCGCGCATCTTCGGCGTGCCCGTCTCCTACCTGAGCGAGCACAGCCAGGCGACGTACGGCAGCATGGAATGGCTCGGCCGGATGTACGTCGACCACTGCATCGAGCACTGGGCCGCGATCTGGAAGAGCGAGATTTTGCACAAGCTCGGGAGCCCGTTCGATTCGGTCTCCTTCGATCTCGACTTGCTGCAGCGGCCGAGCATGGCCGAGCAGATGGCTTCGCTCCGCACTGGCGTCGAGGCTGGATTCATCACCCGCAACGAAGCGCGCGCGCGCCTCGACCTCGACCCGCTGCCCGGCCTGGACGATCCGATCGTCGCGAAGAACATGGGCACGGGCGGCGGCACCACGAACCTCGGCACCGACACAAGCGCCAAAGCAGGGAGCGTCGATGATTTCTCGTCGTGACATCGGAAGCGTCGAACAGAAGATCGACGGGCGCACGCTCTCGGGCGTCGCCGCCGTCTACGGCGCGCAGTCGCGCGAGATCAGCGAACACGGACGCACGTTCACCGAGCGCATCGCGCCGGGTGCGTTCGGCGAGAGCGTGCGCGGCGACATCAAGCTCTTCTACAACCACGATGCCCGCATGCCGCTCGCGCGCTCGCGCTCCGGCACGCTCGCGCTCGAGGACCGCGCCGACGGGCTGCACTACACCGCGACCCTGCCGGAGACCACGCTCGGCAACGACGTCCGCGAGCTCATGCAGCGCGGCGACCTGAGCGGCGAGATGAGCTTTGGCTTCTACGTCCAGCGTGACAGCTGGAACAAGGCGCGCACCGAGCGCATGGTCGAGAAGGCCACGCTGGTCGAGATCAGCGTCGTGGTCGACGCCGCCTACCCCCAGACCTCTTCCAGCCTGCGTCACGTTGACGCGGCTGCCATCGAAGCCGCTCAGGCGCGGCTGGAACTTCACATCGCGAGGCTCAAGACATGGACAAGCTGACGGAACTCAACGCACTCACCCACCAGTACCGCAAGACGCTCGAGCAGTTCGCCGAGCGCAAGGACGCCAAGACCCACGAGATCGAGGCGCGCGGCAACGGCGAGGAGCGCGAGAAGATCGCGCGCCTTGACAACGACATGAGCGAGATCGAGAAGCTGATCCAGCTCCGCCAGCTCGCTGCCCAGGCGGCTACCCCGGAGTTCTCGGCGCGCGTCGCCGATGATGACGGCAAGTGGCTGTACGACGGCATGGCGCAGCGCAAGCGCAAGGAGTTCGGCACGCGCAACTACACCGAGCGCTTCATGCAGGCGATCATCGGCGGCGACATGGCGACCTTCCGCGCGCTGTCGACCACGACCAGCAACGCGCCCGTTCCGACCGACCTCGAGCGCCGCATCATCGAGAAGCGCCAGCAGGCGTCGATCATGCGCCAGCTCGCGACCGTGTACACCATCGACTCGAGCCGCGAGGTCAGCGTCGAGGGCTCGCTCCCGACCACCGCGAAGGTCGCGGAAGGCGGTTCGATCACCCCCAACGACCTGTCGTTCGGGTCGAAGATCACCTTCCTGAAGACGAAGTACGTGACCGCGGGCAAGGCCTCGCGCGAGTACCTCGCGGATGTCATCGGCAGCAGCGGCGTCGGCGGCGGCCTCGACTACATCGCGCGCAAGCACGGCCTCTCCATGGGCCTGAAGCACGAGGAGGAGTTCACTATCGGCGACGGCAGCGGCGACCCCGAAGGCATCGCTGGCTCGAGCGCGCAGACGAAGCTCTCCGGCGCGTCGCAGGTCACCGACCTCAGCGGCGGCGCGATCAGCTCGGTGACCGGCGACAACATCATCGACACCTACCACCTGGTCAAGCCGCAGTACCGCATCGGCGGCAAGTTCAGCTGGCTCTTCAGCGACACCTTCCTGAAGACCGTGCGCAAGCTGAAGGTCAACACCACGGACTACATCTGGAAGCCGAGCGACAATGGCGGCCTCGCCGACGGCGTGCCCGGCACCCTGTACGGCGTGCCGTACCGCATCTCGGCGTACGTCCCGACGTCGACCACCAACAACAACATCTTCGCGGTCATCGGCAACTTCGAGTACTTCGAGATCGCCGACCGCATGGGCATGGAGACCCTCATCGACCCGTACAGCGCCGCGTCGACTGACGAGACGATCGTCTACATGTACACGCGCACCGACTCGCGCATCATGCTCGCGGATGCCTTCGCCGCGATCACCTGCTGATCCTTTCCCCTTGCCGCGGGCCCCCCGAAAGGGGGGTTCCGCGATTTATGCCAGCACTCCCCATCCCGCTCGATGTGCTCCGCACGCGGCTCCGCGTCGAGGTCGAATCTGACGATGTCGACCTCGCGGTGCTGTGCGTCGCCGCAGGCGAGATGATCGAGCGCGAGACGGGGCTCGGCCTCGAGCTGAAGGCGCGCACCGCGTACATCCGCAAGTTCGGTCGGTTCATCCCGCCGATCCAGCCGCTCGGCAACATCACGCAGGTGCTCTACTTCGATTCAACCGGCACGGGGCAGACCCTGCCGGCGACCGATTACTGGGTCGACAACACCGAGCCGCTGCACGCGCTCGAGTTCGATACCTCGGTCGTTCCGAAGGAGAACACCACCATTCAGATCGACTATCAGGCTGGATTTCAGACGATCCCGCAGGCGCTGCAGCAGTGCATCGTCGCGCTCGTCGGCAGCTGGTACAACAATCCCGAGGCGCTGCAGGTCGCGCAGCTCGCCGAGGTTCCGCTCGCCTACAAGGCGATCATCGCGCAGTACTCCGTGCAGGTGCCGTTCCGATGATCTCCGCCGGCCGTCTCAGGTTCGTGGCGCTGCAGAAGCTCCCGCCGACGGCGGCGAGCACGCTCGGCCTGCGCGGCGCGACCTGGACGGACGGCCAGTACTTCCGTTGCGATGTGCGGGAGAGCTCCGCGACCGAGCAGGCGTACGCCGACGGCACGGCCGTTGTGCGGCAGTACGAGCTGCGCGCGCGGTGGGAGACCGCCCAGGCGATCGGGCTGACCGAGTCGCAGCGCATCGAGTGCCGCGGCAAGACCTACAAGATCCGCGCAATCACCAACCTGGACGAGCGCGACCGCGTCGCCGTCATCGACTGCGAGGTGGTCCAATGAGCATCGAACAAGCAGTGCGCACAATGCTCACCGCGGGCTCGACCATCTCGCTGGTGCCCGAGGCGCGCGTCACCCACGGCTACCGCCTGCAGGACTCGGCGCTGCCCGCGATCACCTACGAGGTGCGGTCGATCGAGGTTGCCAGCTGCGGCGCGAGCCCGACCCGCGTGGCCGATGTCGAGGTCCGCTGCATCGCCGAGCTTGGCACCGACGCGCTCGCGATCGCCGCGCAGGTGCGCACCGCGTCCGTCGCGGGCACCTACAGCTCGATCGTCTTCGACGCCGTGCTCTACCAGAACCATGTGCTCGAGGCGGCGCAGCCCGGCGAGGGCGACGAGGCGACGCCGTCCGAGGCCGTCTGCACCATGACCATCTACTACCGGGAGTGACCCATGCCAGGCATCTCAACCGCCCTCACCGCCTTTTCCTACAACGCCCAGGCCACGACTGGGCTCGTCTCGGTCTCGACCTCCGCGAGCACCGACACGATCGAGACCACCCGGATCGGCGACGCTCGGCGCACCTTCGTCGTCGGGCAGGGCACGACCACCATCTCGGGCGAGATCTACTACGACCAGGCCGACCCCTGCGCGGCCGTCATGGAGACCGACGCGCAGGCACCGACCTCGCGCGCGTTCGTGTGCACCTACAGCACGGGCATGACGATGTCTGGAAACTGCTTCATCACCAGCTGGCAGGTGACGGCGTCCTCGAACGACACCATCCGCGCAAGCTTCGAGCTGCAGACCACGGGCACGGTGACGATCGGATGAGCATCTCCGACGCGCTCCAGCTGAAGGACATCACGGTCACGCTGCCCGCCGGCCGCGCGGTCACGCTGCGCCGCCCGTCGGCGCTCGACTTCATCGACGGCGCGGAGATGGCCTCGAAGACTCCCGCGCGTCTCTATGCATGGCTTGCATACAGGCACCTGCTTGATGAGTTCGGGCGTCCGGTGTTCGCGAGCGTCGAGGCGGCGCTCGACGCCGACGGGCTCCTGATCCTCCAGATCGGGCGCGAGGCGGAGAAGCTCTACGAGGAAGGCCGGGACTGAGCGAGGCCGCCCGCGTGGTCCTGCGGGCGGCCGCGAAGCGAAGCGCGGTGGACCTTGAGCGGATGAGCGTGGTGCTCATCAATGTCGATCTCGACATCCCCGACTGGCGCGGAATCAGGAAGCAGATCGATGCTCGCAGGCTACAGAATCACCTTCCGAGTGACCGCAAAGGAGCTGGCCGAGATCAAGGCCAGCCTTGAGCGGTTGCCGAAGGGAATCCGCGGCAAGGTCCTCCGAAAGGGCCTGCGCGGCTGGGGCGAGCAGGTCAAGAAGGCGGTGCGCGCGAAGGCGCGGCGCAAGGACGTCCGCACCCGCCGATCGATCATCGTCAAGACGAAGACCTACAAGCGCGGCAAGGTCATCTGGTGCGGCATCGGCGTGCGCAAGGGCGGGCCGATCGACGTTGGCTGGAAGAGCCACCTGCACGACCAGGGCTACCGCCCG